CTAACTCCTACTGCTACATTTACAGAAGCAAATATTATCCAAGGATCATTTAAAAAGGGTTATTTAAGCGTAGAAGAAAGAAGAGATTTTGTTGCCAATTGCATTTATACAGAATGCGTTACAACAGCAGTAGCAAGACGTAAAACAATTAGCGTTAGATTTACCAGTAGTGCATTAGATTCACCTACGGAGCAATTCGACATGAGTGATTTTTGTGCTGATGTAAACCATGCTATTCTGTATGCAAAATATGAATTGGCAAGACGTAAACATAGTACACACAATATAAGTTTTTCTACACCATTACTAACAACAGCCCTTATACCAACAAACATTATAAAATTACAATTACAACGTAAAAATAGCGTAGGGGATGACAGGACAGAGGTAAATTACTATCAAGTATCTAGTATTACGTATGATAATGATGGTGTAAGTAATATAGAAGCTGCACATTTTCCAGTAGATGCTAATACTAAATCTGAAATATCTTTAGAAATAACAACTGGTACTTTTACTGTTTTACAATGACTGTTTTCCCCTCATTAGAACCAACAACTAGAGCATTTTTATATGGAAATTATCCTCAAAATATACATGAAGGTTTAAGCGGTGGTAACGTGCGGTTTTTAGTAGGCACAAGCCGACTTTTGCAAAGATTAACAATTACATATGAATATCTTACGGAAACAGAAGCACAAACATTATTAACACATTACAACGGACAAAACGGATCTATAGAACCTTTTGATTTATCTAATTCAGTATGGGCAGGTTATTCTACACCACCTGTTAGCAGTAGCAATTATAAATGGCGTTATAATAATGCATTCCAAATATCTTTATCATCACCTACTAGATATAGTACATCTATAGAACTTATTACTGTACCTATATAATGGCTACTTTTCCATCACTTACACCCACTACAAGATTATATACACCTGGTGATTTTCCTAGTGCGATACAATCATCTTCTAGTGGTACTACAACAGGTTTTAGACGTGGTAACAGGCGTATAAATCAAACATTACAGTTAACTTTTGATAATTTAACAGAAACGCAAGTAAATCTTATAAGAACGCATTACGATGGTCAAAATGGTAGTTTTGAAATTTTTTTATTAGATGCAAATACATGGAGTGGATATACAACTCCACCTGTTCCTCTTATTTCTGATTTTGTTTGGTTATATGCAACCCCACCAACCATATCTGACGGTATTACTAGTAAGTGGAATGTAGAAGTAGAATTAATATCAGTACCTATAGATACAGGTGATGTAGTTTATGATGGAGGAGACTCTACTACAACAGCAAGATCTTATATATTAGATGCCTTAACAAGTAGCTCATCACCTGCTAGAACTAATATAATAGATGCAAGGACTTCAGTTTAATTATGACAGTAACGATAACAGCTTTACAAAAACAAAGAAGAGATACTGCAAGTAATTGGACAAGTAATAATCCTACTTTGTTAGCAGGTGAATGGGGTATAGAATCAGACACTAAGAAGTTCAAGATAGGAAATGGCAGTACTGCGTGGCAGTCTCTTGATTATGTACCAATACCAGATACAAACAGGTTACTAACTGGAGATTTAACAATTTCTGGATCGCTAACAGTAAATGGAACTACAACAACAATAGATACAACAACACTTACTGTAGAAGATAAAAATATAGAAATAGGCAAAGTATCTAGCCCATCAGATACTACTGCAAACGGAGGGGGTATAAGCTTACTCGGAACTACCACAAAAACTATAAACTGGGTAGATTCTACAGATTCATGGACATTATCAGAACATTTAGATTTTGCATCAGGAAAAGTTTTAAAAATAGCAGGTACACAAATATTAAGTGCAACAGCATTAGGTTCTTCTGTTGTTAGTAGTTCATTAACATCATTAGGCACAATAGCTACAGGTGTATGGCAAGGTACACCAATTGGTTCTGCATATATGACAGCAGGTACTACTTCAGTTGTTGGTGCGCTTCAATTAACAGATTCTACAACTAGCACCTCAACTACTACAGCCGCTACACCTAATTCTGTTAAGACAACTAAAGATGTAGCAGATGCGGCACAAACTACAGCTAATGCTGCATTACCTAAAGCTGGTGGACAAATTTCTGGAAATATTACTTGCGCTGGTACTGAAACTGTTGATGGTCGAGATTTATCTGTAGATGGTTCAAAATTAGACGGAATAGAAGCTAGTGCTGATGTAACAGATGCAACTAATGTAAATGCGGCTGGCGCAATTATGGAAAGTGATGTAGATGCAAAAGGTGATTTGTTGGCAGGTACAGCAGATAATACAGTTTCACGGTTAGCAGTTGGTACTAATGGTTATGTTTTAAAAGCTGATAGTAGTACTGCTACTGGTTTGGCTTGGGCTGTTGATTCAGGCGGTATTGATGGCTCATCTTTAAATGCTTCAAATTTAGATTCTGGCACTGTACCAGATGCAAGATTTCCTGCTACTTTACCAGCATTAAACGGGTCAGCACTTACTGATTTAAACGGTAGTAATGTCGCAACAGGAACTATAGCAGCAGCAAGAGTAGCAACACTTAATCAAAACACTACAGGTTCCGCCGCAACACTTACTACACCAAGAGCTATAAACGGTGTTAACTTTGATGGTTCTGCTGATATAACTGTTGCAGATTCAACAAAGATACCGCTTGCTGGTGGTACGTTTACAGGTTTAGTTACTTTTAATAGTGGAATAGACCTTTCAAACTTATTAAAAGAAGGAGTAAATGTAACTGCTGGTAAGTTAAGTGATAATACAAATATTGATTTAGAAGATGGCATGGTGCATCTTTTTACTACAGCAGAAACAACCACATCTACACCTAATATTAGAGTTAGCAGTTCTACTACTCTTGATTCTAGTATGAGTGTAGGAGAAGCTATAACAGTAACTATTATCACAACTGCTGCTGCTGCTGGTTATTCTGCACAGTTAACTATTGATGGTGCTGCGGTTACAGAAAATTGGGTAGGAGGATCGGCACCTTCAGATGGTGGTTCAAGTGGTGTTGATATACATTCTTATACAATTATAAAAACAGCATCAGCTACATTTACTGTTATTGGAAATCAAAGTAAAACATCATAAATAATGAAACAAAACTTTTGGACTTATAATAAACCTTTGTCAATGACAGGTTTAGGTGGTGGTGCTACTTCACTTTTACTTAAATCTAGTGGTGGGGGTGAAGTCATCTTACCTAATGCTGGAAATGTTAATGGTAATGCACAACAACAAGAGATAACAATCTCAAACTTTATTTCTGCTGGACAAACAATAAAAATTCCAGCAGGTCTTTATGTATGGTCAGATAATACAAGTAATCCAGCTTTAACTGTAGATATTGCTTGCACTATTATTAACGAAGGCATAGTTATGGGTCGTGGTGGTAATGGTGGAAGTAATGGTGGTGATAATCCTCCTTCTCCTGAAGATGGCGGTGATGGTGGTTCAGCAATAAAAATTAATAGTGGTGTTACTGGTGTAACCATAACTAATGAAACTGGTGCTTTTATTTATGGCGGTGGCGGTGGCGGTGGCGCAGGTTATGCTTTAGCTGATACTGGTGGTGCTGGTGGTGGTGCTGGTGGTGGTTTAGGCGGCCGTGGAGCGTTTGAAACTACGCTAACTGCTGGTGGTGCTATCGGTGCTAGTGGTGGTTCTAGCCCTCGTGCTTTAGGGGGTAATGGTGAGGGTGGTGGTGGAAGTGGTGCTTCATGTAGAAATGAAGAAAATTCAAGTATTGATGGTGCATCAGGTGCCGGTGGAGGTAGAAAAACTAATGCAACTAGTGCTGCATCTGCTGTACCAACTGGTAGTAATTTTTTTCGAGCTAGAGGTGGCTCTGGCGGTGGCGCAAATAACGCTGGAGGTAATGCGTCTTCAAATTTTAGTTTTTCGTTTTCAGCAGCAGGTGGCGGCGGCGGCGGCTTTGGTGCAAATGGTGGATTAGGACGAAGTGGCGGCCCAAGTGCAGGTTCTGGAGGTAAAGCAATAGATGACAGTGGCGTAACATACACTCTTACTAACAATGGCACAATTTACGGAGGTACATAATGACAGTTAAATATTATTATTTTCGTAGTGAATATAATACAGAAAATGAAGCTCAGAATGCTGCAACAGCACTTTCTGTTCGTATGCAAAACAACCCTACTGACTGGATAGCTGTAAAAGAAATAACTGGTAATAATGAAACAGGATGGGTAATTAATCCAACATTATTAACTGATGCACAAATACTAAATCCAGATACAAACAAAAATTATACTTGTTTTTGTCAATACACTGGCGAGAATGTAATCCCAGTTACTGCAACAGAATTAACTATTAAAAGTAATGAATATAGAAAAATTTTTGGGCAATATTGGAACGTTAACACTATTGAAAAAATTGAAGATGATGGCGTTAACGAACCAACAGGTTCTTTAATTATTCCTAATACTGATATGTCAGAATATGTCTAGCTAAGAATAAAAGCTATTTAGTTTGCGTTGTCATTTGTCTAGTCATTAATCCCATTGTTAGATAAAGAGGAGCCAAGGCCAGAATTGCCATAAACGTTATAATAGTGACAGGCATTAACGCTTTTAAAAATGCTTCTTTAATCATGTTTCAAAAAATTGCTAATGTTTTAAGCATTATTTCTTTCTTAATGGTAACTTCACTTGTAGGAGTAAGTTACTTTGGTTATAAGTATGTAACTTCAGAACAGTTTAAATCTAAACTGATGAAAGAAGTTATGGGTAACGTTTCAGGTCTTATGCCTAAAGTACTAAATAAAGGTTTACCAAAGATAACAGGGCCATCTATAGGTATTCCTAAAGGCTTACCAAAACTATGAAATGCCTACGATTAAAGTTCCTCAGATAAAGATACCGAAAGTAGAAATACCAGAAACCCCTTATATACCTGAGACTGTATTGATAGGAGATAACCCTGCCTGTGATTTAACTAATAGAGATATAGAACTATCAAAAAATCCAACTATTATTTTTTATGGAAGAAAAGCTTATGCTACTTGTCCAAATGGTCAGGCAATCAGTGGCACACAACCAATTAAAACTCAACCAGCACCTAAAACATTTAGACCTATTGTTTATGATGCACAGGACACTATAGAAACAGAAGGTACATATAATTTTAAAAAAAAAGAAACGGTAAATTTAAATTTAAAGAAACAAGAAAAAAATAAAGAACCAGAATTACCACCTTGTCCTGACTTATCAAGAGTATTACCTGTAGGAAGTTTTACATCAGATCTACGCACCTCAAGAATTAAAAAGTATATTAGGGCAGATAATGAGTATGATTGTGTCCCGATTCTTGAAGAAGTCACTTTCCTTAAATCAGTACTACCTACACCTGCTGCTGCTCTTAATGTTGTTAGTATTTCTCTTTTGGCTGCCAGTTCTCCATTACTTATTCCTTTAATAAAAGCAGCTTCTAAAACTTTTTTTAAGAAAATTATTTCTCGTTTTCAAAAGTCAAAGAATGCTGATGAGGTAAAACCTGATTAGGAACGCTGGTCAGCACAACATTTTTACAGCTAACAGCATCTTCTCCTACAAATTTAACACCAAGCTTAAATTGCTGGCTACAGATAGAAAGCCGATTTAGATTAACCTCTAGCTTTTTTGCTTGTAATAGAAACTCCTGATACTTTCTATAAGTCTGGGCTGCCTTCAAGCACTCATCATTAAATCGTTTTCCCAGAGGTACTTGTAAACTTATAGTCGCACCATATGAAAAGTTATGGTTTATTTGGTCTAGCCTTTCTTGTTCTGCTACATAAAGTATTTCACCAGGATTTGTTAACTGACCTGTATCACTATCTTTTGCTTGGTTATATATATTTGTTCTTTGTACAGTACTTCTTGGAGTGTTGTAATATTCTCCTTTTGTTATGAAGGGATTAAAACTAAGAGTAGGTGTTTGACATTGAATACCATTGCTATATCTATGCGTAGGAAAAGATCCGCTTATACTTTGAAAACCTTGGTTAACAATAGTCGATTGGGTAGAACTCTGAGGGTTGGATATAGTAGTTTCTGCATAAACAGGACTAGCAAATAAAAGCCCTATTGAAACAATGTGACTGAATTTTGAGTAGTTTCTATGGTCTGTGTGCGGTTTATAATTGAAACAGCATCTAAACCTGGTGCCATAAAGTTTTCTGTTAAACTGAACGCTTTTGCCTCGTTTACGATCTCGAATTGAGGCTTTGTTGTTAGATCTGGTGTTATCCATTCAAAATTAACCGCACCTGCATTACCTGTATTCTGACTTGTTGTATAGGTTGCTTCTGGTGAAATGATCGTGCCATCTTTAATCTTGATATTAGATCCTGTAACTGAGTATGCATAACCTGAGTTATAGTTTTCAGTAATAATAACTTCATCTATTTTTGAAATACTCCTTGAATTGCTTTGAATCTGGTTCGCACCAAATCTAGGAGTCTCAGCAAAAGCATTAGGAGTTAAAACAACAAGTAAACATAACCACCATTTCACGTCAATCCAACCCCAAAGTTATCGTTGATTGGAGCGTTGCAGTAGTGCCACTACCCATATCCGCCAAATTAACTGTAAGGGCTTGTCCACTGTCCATTGTAATTGCTACAGAACCAGGATCACCACCAGATACCAGCGTATATGATCCTAAAAGAGGCAAAGCACTTACACCATTTGCAACTGTCGCTGCTGTAGTGCTTGTACTATCCGCTTGGAGATAGGTTTCACTCACTGAAAAAGCATCGCCAGCATTTACCACCGTAAAGCTAGTATCGTAATCAACAGTAGGAACACCATTAGTAATACCAGCATCAGCTAAATCAAGAGAACCTATTAAATTAGCTGTGTCGTTTGCCTTTGGCTGTACATTGCTCCCTGCAACACTTATGGATGCTGCAAGTCGCTCCGTTGTTGCACTAGCACCTAGAGTAGATACGCTTGCTACTGATTGGATAGAATGGGTGATGTCGGCAAAACTAGCTGTTGGAAATGCTAGTAAAAGCAAAGGTAATAGTTTTTTCATTTTTTAGGATCAACAATTTCCGCACCAATAATTTTAATTGGTGTTTCTATTCTAACTGTTTGGTAAGATCCTGACTGTGACGCTAGTAACGCTTCTACTTCTTTCTTGTTTAATGGTTTTTCGTCAGGTTTAAAAGTACCATCTCCACGTTTCTTTGCACCTTCCAAGCCAAAACTCGCTAATGCACCTGTTAACAAACTTGCTGGAAAAGTTATATCTTTTGGTTCGTTACTGTAACCAGGTAAAGAAATGTAGTTAAGAGATACTATGAAGCCACTCCAAGCAACAACACTGAGTCTTACGATTACAGATATAAAAGCTAATTGCTCTTCTTTATCAGTAATGTTTTCCTTCAGCTTTTGAAGTGGACCTTTCTTTTCTTCTGCCATAAGTAGTTTTATTAGTCATACTAGACATAATTAAGGATTTAAGCAAATGACAGAAGTACAGGCAGCGTTAATAGGAGCAGCAGCTACCGCATTTGTCATGGTCTTGTCAAACATGAGTAACCGAAG